AACTGGTGCTGCGTGTAGGTGTTGGTATCATCCGCTGCAGCAAGGAATCCCGAAGTTTCGGTCATGGTCGCCTCCGGATAACCAAGTCAAACGTGCCGATCTCCGGGTTAGTGCAGCCGGGAAGCGTCTGGGTTTCAATCCCGGTTACCGGGTCGTAATCGTATTGGAGATCCTGTTCGTTAAATTCCGCCAGTAATTCGATCATGTCTTGATCCCCCATTTGAGAAGAATATTCGGAGGCATATTATCATGAGCCGTACCGCCACCATAAGAACCGCTGGCTGCCGTGCCCGGTGTGCCGATAGTGGCCGCGGTCGGGGCATAATGCCCGCCTTGTAAACTCCCGCCGCACATCGTAATAGCATGGGTATGCGCCGGCATGGTGGCAGTCGATATCGTAACCGTGGCCGCTCCACCAGTGGCGCCAAGGTAGGTATAATCCCCGCTGCCGCTATGCCCCATGATTACCCGCGAGCGGAGATCCGGGACGTTGAACGTGGTGGTGCCATTTCCTACGCCGTAACCCGTTCCAACCGTGGCGAAAAGGCTTGCGTAAGTCGTGCGGGATACCGCCGCCCCGTCACACGCAAGGAACCCGTCCGGGATCGTAGTATTCCCGAACGGAACCACCGCACCGGACGGAAGGGGGTAATAGGTCGTTGCTATCCCGTCAATGAACCCTTTTGTGAGCGCATCGCCGGCTTCGGTAGGTGCCCCGGAATCGCTGACCAGTTCGCCGCCCATATCCTTATCGGCATCCATGACCAGCCGGGAGGCATCCACGCGGGGGATGGTGACGAATGTTCGCTCGTCGTCAATCCCAGCAGTCAGGATCTGAGTATATCCGTTCACAAGGCAGAACGATGCAAGCGATATTTCCCAAACGGTTGCCGTCTGGGTAAGTGCTGGCGGTGCGCCGCCGGGGGTGCCTTTCAGGACAATGATGGTGATGTCATCCGTGCCGCTGCTGATCTCGTTATGCAGCACAATCCGGTCATATCGTGACGATCCCGAGGTGTTGGTATCAATGGCGATATTATACAGGGCGGTATTGATGACCATCTGACCTTTGACCCATCCCCATCCGGTCGCCACATCTACCGAGCGATCCCCGGTGCTATGCTGCAGGACCGCCAGCCCGTTCAGTTTCCCGTACACAACCCCGCCGTCAAGGTCGCCGTGCACCGTCTGGAAATGTTGCGCCATGTTGGCCTGTGCATATTCCCGGGTGTCGGCATCCGTCTCACTGTAATGCTGGTATGTTTCAGTCATTCCTTCACATCCTCAACCGGCAGTTTTTCATCCGTTTCGATCACAAGTTCCCCTTTTTCATCGACGTAAAGATTAGTAATCCTCTTATACCCCTTCGGCGGATTGCTGACAATCTCCTTTGGCGGTTCCGTCGGCGGGATATATGCAAGAGTTCCCCATGCCGTTAGACCGTCGCCGTTTTTCTGGTTGCCCGTGTCGGTTTCGACACCAACCCACCCGTCTTTTAAGACGATTTTACGAGCGGTAAACTCCTTCGACGGACCGGCTAAAGTCTGCACAACCTTAAGGCTGCTCATGCCCGCCCCCGTGTATTTGCCCGTGTATTCACGGATTTGATGATCCTTCGCATATCTGCCTGCTCCGTTCCTGTGGTGAGGATTACCCTGCCCGCTGCACTACCGCCGTAATTCTCCGTTACCTCGATGATCCGGGCTGCCAGCGTGGCGATGCCGTAATAGACCGCCGTGACGATATCCCCGAGGTCGAAATCACCGGCAGCGTCCCGGCTCATATAAAGGAATGAATTATCCTCAATGATCTCAAAGGTCATGGTTTCCGCGCTTCCCTTATCCGCGAGTTCGGCCTCGCCAAGATCAGTTAGCTGGGCGGCGCTGTCATCCGTTGCCGAACCGTCGATAAATCCTTCGTAGCGGCTCATACCCGTTGGGATTGAGGAATCCGGTACCGTTTCAAACGTGCGGGCTGCGGCAACTCCCGAATCCCCGACATACACAAAGTTGGTCACCCCGTCATCGCTCTCGGAATAATTGATTGCCCGGATGTTCCCGAACCGCGTATTGAATTGCACCGTGGCGCTGCGGTCCGTCCCGGCCTTGATCTCCACCCGGAACTCCGAAGATGCCCGCAGGAACTCTACCTCATACCCGATCCCAGAGGATGCCAAAAGGATCTGCTCGATAATATCCGGTAGAGGCTGGAGCCGTGCCTGATAGGTGACGTTGCCGCCTTTCGTGCCGTCAACCGTTTCAAGGATAATCTCCGCTATTGTGCGGTTGGCGTCCGTCGTGGTGCCGTCCTCTTTCTTTGGCACGATCACATTGCGGGTGATATAGTACCGGATCGCTGTCTCTGCAGGTTGGGCGGTCTGGACGTCAAACCCGGTACCCGCGGAGATCCCCGCGATCGCCAACCGTGAACCGAGGATACCTTTTGCATCCGGCCCGCTGACCGTCCAGAACTCCGAACCCATGCCGCCATCACCAAAGCTGATCTGGCGGGAAGTGATACGCCCGATCCGTGCCTCGCCCCCGCGATAGATGCTGACAAAGTATCCTTTTTTCAGATCCCTGTCCGTGCCGTCGGCATTATACCGGGATATTTTCAGCGTGAACTGCCCGGGCCGTCTCCATCGCCGCGTCCAGGTCAGACTTTCATAATCGTTGTATTCGGCAATCCATGTAAGACTGGCATTGAATATTCTTACCGGATACACTTCATATGCGGGGAGTTCGGCCATTAATCACACCCCGATAAACTGCTCATAGAATGAGATTGAGCAGTATGCCGTTGCCCCGATGCTCGATGAGGATGAGAAGTCCAGCACGTTATCGCCGGGCTCGATCTGGGTGGTGAGATCACTCGCAGAATCGATATACTGGAACCCGTTGGTAGCCGTGCCGCTGGTTACCTTCGTGACAACCGGAGCACCGGGCCCGGTGGTGATGGTCAGGGTATCCCCGGCGGCTATCGTAAGCGTGGCGCTGATGGTCTTGGTAGTGCTCACCCCGTCTTTTACGGTGGTAAAAGTCATCACCGGGTTAACAATCTCACCGTTGAATACCAGCGTGAACGGTGAGGCTACATTCCCACCGTTGGTGACGGTTGCCGTCTCGGACGCTGTACCGAAGGTGTAGGGGAATGTCAGCGGGAAGGTGAACCCCCCGGCAAACGTGGCGAGGGTTTCCTCGGTCAGGGTCGGATTATACCAGAACGGATTGAACGCGATCAGGTCAATGGTCGCATACTGCCACGTCGGCCCCTTGGATGTGGAAAGAGAGGGGGTATTGTTCGCCCGGCAGTTCAGAGCATAGACCGTGCCGCCTTCCTGCGTGTAGGTCAGAACCCCGGTGCCTAATTTGGGATTCAATGCTGTGGTCAGGTCAAGGATTGCCGCGTCCAGGAGCGCCTGTGTTGCGGCGGTGATCAGGATGCTGAAAGATACCATCCGCTCATCAATCCGGGTATTGAGCGGGAAACTACCATCCAGATACGGCGAGCGGATAACCTGATGGGATGTGGGTATTTTGGAAAACCCGTCATACGCCCGCAGGAATTTATAGATCTCCCCCTCGGTCGTGCTGAACGTGACCGCGCTGCCGCTTGCCGGTGTGAACACCAACCCTTGAGCCATCAGGTAACACCCGCCTTATTCAGCTCAGCTGCCAATGCCCGGGAGGTTGCCGCCGCTACTGCCAGCGGGTCCAGCACCCCCTGGATATTCTGCGTAAATGCAATCGTGTATTCCTGCCGTTTCTTAAGCTCCGCTGCCGCTACCCTCGTAAGTTCGGCGGTAAAGAGGGCTTGCCATTTCTTGATATTGGAGTACAGCATCCCGTTAATATCGGTTGAGCCGGCACCACCTTCACCACTACCGAATGAACCGCCGACATACATCCCGGTATTGACCGAGTTGCCTTGGTTTGTTCGCCATGCTGCAATCGCGGTTTCATAGTCACCCATCGCTCCCATAACCGAAGATGAAACACCCGATGCGCCTTTCAGCATAGAGTATAAGGGAGCGAGATCCCCGACGCCCGGGCCGAGATAGGTCGATGAAGACTGCCACCCGCCGCTTGAGGTGCCGTTCTCGCTATACGGATTATACCCGGCGCCTATCAGCATAGATTGGGTATAACTATCATAGCTGGCAAACTCTGCTTGAGATTTCGGCCATAAATCTAAAAGTGTGTTCAGGCCGCCTTCACCTTTCCATCCATTCCCGTTTGCTGCCGTGCCTGTACCCGTTCCGGCACCCGTTCCCCCGCGATTGCCTCCGGTTCCCGCGCCGTTCTGTGCTGCCTGTGCGGTAATCTTGGCAGCCTCTGCCCTTGCCTGGTCGTCATGGTAGGCGGCAGCGTCATCGAAGAAACCTTTAACATCGTGGTCGATAAGGAGTTTCTTATAAGCCGTTGCCATCCTCCCAAGCTTCGCCATAGTTTCCTGCGAGAAAGAGTTCTCAACGAATGCAAGGATCTTACCTGTGGCCATAAATGCGGATTGACCGAGGTTATCCCATGCGATCTTCGCATCTTCAAGGTTCTGCAGCTCTTCACGGGACATAGTCGGGCTGCTTTGGATCTCGTCCTGTTTCTCAACGTAAGTCTCGATATAGGGCAGCATGTCTTTCCAGCTCTTCCCGTAGAGGTCCATGGCGATGGCGTTCCGCTGGGTGGTATCCTCCATGCGATAAAGAGCGAGGGCGGTCTCATCGAATACCTCATCCATGCCCCTGCCGGAGGGGTCAATCCCCAACCGTTCAAAAGCCTTGGCAGCGGCGGATGTTTTATTGTCGAACTCCCCCATGGAGATCGAGAGTTTCCCGAGTGATTGGGATACCGTGCCCATATCGGTACCGGACAAGACGGCGGCTTTCTGGAAATGCTGGATCTTATCCGTGCTTACATCCAAAGAGAAAGCGAGGTCTTGGATTTCGTCAGCCCATGCCCCGTATTTCTCAATCGCTACCACGGCAGCCGCACCGAATGCCAGCAGGGGCGCCGTTGCCGCTCCGATTGCCTGCCCCCATTTCGCAAGGTCGCGGGTGTTCGCATTGGTTTCGTCCCGCCATTCGGTCAGGGATGCTTTTGTTTTGGTGAGGCCCTGCTCAAGCTGGGTAGTATCCAGACCGATCTTAATCCATAACCCATCGCCTATTTCCGGCATTGTCCCTCCTTAATCACGGTCGTAAATGCGAGAACCCCGTTCATCATCTGGTCATCCGTCTGTTTCACTGGTGCGGGCGGTCGGAGCATATACGCCTGATGCGGGGCCGTGCTGTTCCCGTGCGTGGCGATCATCACCATCGTTTCGCAAAGTCTCGCATTCAGGGCGTCCATGAAATCTTCATCCTTCCGTTTTTCTGTTCGTCTGGCATCTGCAATCGCATATAGTTCTGCCGGGGTGAGCCGTTTGAACTCCCACGGCATCAAGCCGCATAATCCGTATGCGATAGGTTCGGCTTCTACAACCCATCGCCGGGCGAGTTTTTTGATTCTTCCGGTTTCCCCGGTTTATACCATGGCCACGCATCAAGCGCCTTTCTTACGGCAACCATAAGGTCCGGCAACGTCCCGCCATTCGTCAGATACAGACGGACCCATTCACCCGCAAGTTTCACACCGTCGTCGCCTGACGGATAGGCTTGTTCAAGGTCTCCCGTTGCCCGGTTCTTAACCTTCAACCCGCGGTGGATCAGGCTGCGGTAGAGTGTGAGGCTGGCATATTTCGGGTCTAAAAAATAGACGTAGCCCATCTTCACATCGTTCTCCGCGGCGATCAGGTCGTCCTGCCCGAACCGGAGGAAATACTCCGCGCTGCCAACCAGTATCGGAACGGCATCGTCGGGCATATCAGACGTATCCGTTCAGGATCCTGACCCAATAGGTAGCGGGGATCTGTGCTGCGGTGCCGAACACGATAACCGGGACATACAGAACATCGCCGTCAGCGGTTGGCAGGGTGATCGCGCCGGATGCCGCGCCGGATACAACCAGCGTACCGTTGACATAGATCGTTCCTGATGCAGCCGTGGGTGTGATCTTGACGCCGGCATCTGCCTTGAGAGCGGTGCCATAATAGGTGGTCCCCTGCTGTGAGTTGGCAACGGCTGGTGAGAGTGCAATCGCGGTGCTTCCCTCGTTGGTCATGGTGAGCCATGGAGTAGTGAGGCCGGTCGCCTGTGTGGACAATACCGAGGGCACGTCGTTCACTGTCAGCCCGATCTCCATGGTCATTGCCGCGCCCTTCATCGGAGCGAGGATGTTCGCGCCGGATAGCTGGGCGGTGAACGTGACCGCGATCAGGTTCGGGATACCGATGATCCAAGTGCTCTTTGTCCGGGCTGCGATTGCCGTAGTGTATGCGGCGATCTGTTCGGTGTTCCCGTAAAAGTTCACGGTGAATCTTACATCACCAGAGGTCAGCCATCCGATCATCTTGGTGGTGAACCCCTGGGCGTTGTTCTGCGAAGTGGTATCCAGCAACTCCGCGGTTACCTGCGGAAAGTTGGTGGAAATGAGTTCCTGATACATCGTTGTGCCACTTATCACAAAGATGCCGGTTGGCCTTTTTGCCTGTTCTGACATGGTTGGTTTGCTCCTTTTCTATCTTGGGTCATAGACGACGGTGAAATCCCGGTGATAGAAGTGCAGCCCCGTAACAGGGTCGCTGTCCGGGATGGTTCCCGCGTCCTCCACTGACACCACATAAACGCCAGCATTGGCGCCCGTGGAAAGCAGTGTGTTCGACAATCCGTTCAAATCATCAGCGATGAGTTCCGAGATAATATCCGCTGCAGCGTTTGTGATTGCCATAGCGGTGCATTGGATCCGGCTGGTCGCATACCGGAGGCCCCGGGCAGTTTCGTTTTCCCGTATCCCGTCAACCCGTGACACGACAATCCCGGGCCATGTGCCATCGGGGGGAAACATACCGCGATAGATCCGCTGGTTGGGGGTTGCACCGCAATACGACGCGGAACAGATAGTTGTGTTCGCTTTCAGCCTGGTGATGAATGCCCCCACAATATCTTTCACAGGACACCCCCGAACGAATCAAACATGGTGCCGCCGGTCACGGTCCTGAATACTGACATCGCGGATTCCCATTCCGGCATGTAGTCCTGGTCATCTTCCAGATACTCCCGGATCATCTCCAGATATTTGGGGCCGTTCAGGTCAAAGACAGGGCGGAAATGCGGGTGCGGGGGTTGGTAAACGCTCTTGACGCTATGCCATGCCCCGTCGGCAGTCTGGAATACGAGATAGGGGGCGTTCTTTGCACGGATTATCCCGCCGTATTCCAGTTGTTTCGCCTGAATCTTGTTCGTCCCGACCTCGACAAATGGATTAAAATCGCTGCCTTTCACGGGTTCACAATGGATCGAGCGCCGATAATCCCCGCGTTTATACGGGGCGAGTGCCTGAACATCAGCTTTCGCTGCCAGTCCTGCAAGCGCCACGGCGTCCCGGCTTTTCCGGGCATACCCTGATATTACGGCATCAAGCGCCCGGATCGTTTCCTCCACCCCGGTGATGGTGATCTCGTTAGTCATCAGAAGAACACCCCGAAATCTATACCGCGACCGACAAGCACTCCGATCAGTGTTAAGACGGATGCCCCGAACAGACCGATGATGGCATATAGGATCTGTTTCTGCAAATCCCGGACTTCCTTGATGTCCTCACGGAGGCCTGCCTGATGTTCCTTGACCGTGCCGATCTCGCATTCGAGAGAGGCGATCTTGGTGTCAACTACCTCGTGCCGCATGATGCAGACGTCTTGGTTGTATGGTGTTTCTGCCATCATCAGGCTCCTCCGCTTACAAGTGTGCAGTCCAGCACCGTGATCGAGTTTGCATGTCCCGGGGGGCTGGCATACTGGACTTCATAGGTCACGCCGTCCACAATGGCCCGGTGCAGGCGGGTGATGGATGCGTAAACGCCGTTCAGCGCGATCCGGTGGGTGGTCAGGCCGTACTCATTCTGTTTGCCTTTACTCTCCTGCCCGGACGTAAGCGAGATGCTGCAGGGAATACTAACATGCCCCGCAAGGTTTGCCCATGTCTGCACGGGCTGGTCATATGCGTCCACGCTATCGGTGTATGCCTGGATGGTGCAGAGCGATGGGTGGAAGTTGTCGGTAATCGCCGTGTTTCTTCGTGAATCGATAAAAGACGTTTCCACCGGGTCACCTCAAGCTGAGATAGGGGTCGTCTGCATTCGGTACGATGATGATCCCCGACAAGGCCGATGCCCCGTCGCTGGTCTGTGCTTTCTCTCTCCATTGCCGGGCGGTTGCCTGTAATGATGCCGCGACTGCCGGGCCGTTGGTGCTCAGGCCGTTGTTGCTGATGACCTTAAGGACGTATGCCTGGTTTGCGGCAATGATTTCAAGGGCATCGGCGGCTGCCAGAAAGACGTTCTGCCCGTTGATGTCGAGGAAAGACTGGATCTCTGCATCCGTGAAAATGGCGTTCGCTGTTACGGTATCCTGCGCATACAGCCGGGTTTTACCGAGCGTTGTCGTGGGGTCGTAGGTGAACACCGTGATGCCCACCTCACGCCATATAGACTACGAGAACCTTCGGCTGGTATCCCTCTGTATAGCTGCAGCATGACAGGAACTTGGTATCGTCAAGGGCCTCGATGAACGTTGCCGCGTCATCGATTGCTGCCGCCCCGGTGAATTTCTCTGTAAGACAGTTCGCCATGTGCTCATCCCTCCCGAAAAAGGGATGAGATTAGGCTCCGCTCTGGAGGTAGGTGAACCGCGGGTCCATTGGTGTTCCGCCGATAACATCGCGTACCCTGTACATGATGTTATCGGTTTCAAAGTCGCCGCTGAACGGTGAGGACATTGCCCCGCCGCCGACTGCTACCTTGTTGCTGGCCTTCATGACCACTTCGGGGGTTTCATGCCCGCGGAGGTAGCCGACTTCAACCGCCGCACCCATTGCGGGGTCTGCGAACAGATACCATGCCGTGCTGCCGTGAGTGGTGTCGATGTAGGGCAGCCACTCGTTAACACGGAGCTGGAGGCCGGTCTGCGGAAGAACGTTAGTGGTCGGATATGGTGTCGAGTAAACCGTGCCGTCGACATCAATAGACTCCGGGCTCCAGGTCTTGATCGTGGAGGTCAGGATCGCCCGGGCGGTCAGCTCGAGCGCCGGGGGCACAACGAGGAACTTCGGTCTGATCTTCAGGAGCTTGCCTTCGGGGCTGGTCTGGTTCTTCATCAGGCCGAGTGTGGTTTCAAGGTTGGTGATGGTCAGCGGGAGAACGCCGAGGTTGGTGATGGCCTGCCCGCAATCGGTGATGGTTGCACCATACAGGGAGGCGTTACCGTCACCAGTGGATGCCGCGAACTGTGATGTTGCGATATAGGCTTCGGTGTCCTTGGCTGCATTCGCCATCTCCTGCGGAATATCGTTGAACGCTCCGAGCGAGTCGTTCATGATGGCTTCCCACGAGATATCGAACTGCCGCCCGTATTTCTTGACGTTGTAGGTGTACCGGCAGTTGGTCGGCTTGAACGGCTTATATTCGCCCTTCTCCGGGACTTCCGGCAGGAGCGGGTCCTTGCCGCTGACCTTTTCCCGGCGGACGGTGTTGAAGTCCGGCACGGTGCTGATCTTCACGTAGTCCTGCCAGCGGTACAGGGGGTCATCCGGTGCCCGGTACGATGCCAGGAGCTGCCGGTCGATAACCTGCCCGAACAGGTAGGGGAAGTCGGAGGTCGAGATTGCCTCTTCCAGCCGGGCCTCGTGCATACGCTTGGAGAGCCCGTCTTTGTTCAGGAGGAGGTTGATGGTGCGGGCCATTGCCGCCTCGTTCACTTTCGGTGAGCGTGCAGCGCGGAACCCGTCCCAGTTGTCCATTACTTTAAGAAAGTCGGTCATGATTGATCAGCTCCCCGTTGCGTTGTAGCCGAGGAGGTAGTACACTGCCCCGCCATAGATGATCGGGATCTGCATACAGGTGCCAGAATCCGACGGGTTGGTGGTGACGGTCTTACACCCGAATGCGCCGGCTTCGATTTCAAGGACGCCTTCAAGGGTGCCGGCAGTCCCGCCGCTGTTGAAGTGGATGCCGCTGCGGATTGCTGGTGTAGTGCCCGGTGCGCCTTCACACATGATATCAAGGGCACGGACGAACGGAGCGATACCGCCGTTCTTGTTATCGGTGTCGAGCTTGAGCGCGGTCATGCTGGAGACCGTGGCATCAGTTGCCTCGTCGCGGACGACCTTCAGTTCCCCGGCGGTGATTTCCCCGCCTGTGCTGATGAGGTTGTCAACTACACGGATGTTGAACCCGTGGATCTGTTCGCCTGCAAGCAGGATGGTGGCCGGTGCGAGACAGGCTTCCATGAGCCGGTTCTTGCGGAGCGCGGCGTCGCCTTCGAGGAGCATGTTGCCCGCTGCAGTTGAGCCACTGCCGTAGTGGAGCCGTCCCTCTTCCGGCACAAAGTCGTTGTGGACCTTGACCGCTACAAGGGTCGGGGATGTGGTCGATGAGGAAACCGAGCCGAGCACGTACCCGAACGGGCGGAAGTGCGAGGGGTCCTGCTCTCCAGACAGGAGATAGGTGTCGGTGCCGGGCGTTACCTGGAAGAATACCGGGTCGCCGTACGCGAGCGCCTTGGCGATACCGTCGCTGGTGCCGTCGCTGACACAACCGAGCACGTTGAGATACCAGATCCCTTCGGTGTCGATGCTAATCAGGTCGGTAGCTGCCGCGGCGCTGGCCATTGCCACGCCCACAATGTTCTTTCCGTGCATGACGGGATCGCCTTTATCGACAAAACCGTCCGAGTGGTACGGGTGCGTAAGTTCGCTCTCGACCACGGTGAGGTACCGGCCCTCGTAGGTGCTGGATGCCTCGTTCCCGGCTGCCTGAGTCGGGTGGGTAATTGGGTATTCACACATAATTTATCTCCCACCTGCCGCAATTTCGGCGAGGTGTTTTGCCTGCTCCTGGGTCTTGCCCATGGCGCGATAGTTTGCCTCAAACGCTTCGACAAGTTCTTTGTGACTGTCGCCTGCGGTAGGTGCGCCGCCGCCGTTGCCCTGGATGCCGCCTGCTTCCTTGACGATAGCAGCGATCTCTTCGGTCTTTGCCGTGATCGCTTCCTTGACGATTTCCGCAAACTTTGGGGCGTCAATCTCGCCGTCTTCAGTCAGTGGCACGGCCTTGAGCAGGGTCGCGGTGAGTAGTTTGCCGGACGCTTCGGGTAGTTTGGCCTTCCCGATCTCGGCTTTGACATATTCCCCGGCCTTGGCCTCCGCTATTTTCGCGGTCTGTTCTGCGAGCTTTGCTTCGAGCGTCTTGATCCGGTCGGCTGCTTCGGCGAGCTTGGCGCTCTGGTCCTTGGCTGCCTCTTCGGTCTTGAGCTCAACCTTAAGCTGTTCTTTCAGCTCGGTGACGATCTCCGGGTACTTGGTGCGGACCTCGGAAAGCGTAAGTGATTCCTGGTTGTCTCCCATGGTATCTTCCTTCTGTCTGTCGTTCGCGGTCGGGTTCGTTCGTCCAACCTTCATCTCCGTGAACAGTGTGCGGTAATGGCCGCCAGCGCCGGGCACCGTGACGAAATCAACGGTGTTCAGGGCATCGGCGATCAGTTCCTTGATGATCCGGCCTTTCTTGCCGTCCGGGGCTTCCCCGGCTTCGGCAGTGCCTGAAACGTAATGCGAGATCCCGATGTGGCCATCCATGGCCTTGATCTTATCAACCCATTCCGGGAAGATCTTAGCCTTGGCATATACCCCCGGGCCGTCCCATCCGTTCGGGTCGTAATGCCCGTCTTCGGTCAGGACTCCCACGAAATCCTTTAGCGTTCTGGCAGGCTGATCCTCTTCCTGCTGGCGGGTCGGGTGGTCCCAGTGCATGTGCATTCCCTCCGGATACACGCGCTTTTTGCAGGCTTCAGTGAGAACCGTATCAGAATAGTAGCCGGATGAGCCCCACCCGGGCGATATAATGTGAACGTCAATCGCCAGTCCGGACGAATCGGCCTTGCCGACCTCCCGGAAGTGAGCGGTCGAGCTGTCAAAAATGGCGGCTTTGTCTGCCATTGTATATATTGGCGTTGGTAACTCTATATATACCTGACGTTACTCTATAGCAATATAAAGTTTATGACCGACGTAAAACAGGAGAGTGGGGGCTATAGTCGGGCGGGGGCTTCTTGGTATATTTCGTAACACCGGCAGCCCGGGTCGGTCGGCGGTTCCTGGTGCCCGCTGCGGTGGTACTGGTCGATGGGGATCCACCCTTCATTCTGATTATCCCAATGCTCCTGTCTCACGCGGTCGTCTTCGGAGGTCTGCCACATCTTTTCCATGACGACGCCATCGGATTTCAGGGATTGTGCAAAGAGCATATTCCCCTGCTCGTAGGCGCTGCCGGTCTCATATACCGCGATCCGTTGGGCACGGGCACGGCTCATCCCGTCGAACCTGTCGCTGATCTCCTTGGCGGTCTTGCTGTAAGTCCACCCCCCATCAAGCGCCTTTGATATGATGCTGCGGACCTGCTCCCCGGTCGCCCTCTGGATGCCGGTGATATAATCCACGCTGCCGCCCGTATCGGAGAACCACTTGACCGCCCGTGGGTTTGCGAGGTTGAATGTTGACACCTTATCGAACCTGATCGGTATTTGTTTTTTGAGTTGTTCGGCGCCGGCAACCACGCCGTCAACTTCCGCATTAAAAACCACTTTCTGCAGATCGCTGATAGTATCGGCAGATACCTTTTCCCATATCCTCCCCCATTGCGCGAGTGTGAGCTGGGTAGTTTCCTCGGTCAGCCTGCGGTATGATTCCGAGAATAACCATTCCTGTTCCGCAAGTGCCGCGAGGGTTGCCACTTTCTGCGAGCGGAAAAAGGCGGCGATCTTCCGCTGGTGCTTGCGGGCGAGTGCGTCTTTCTCCCTGCGTTTCTTGAGCGCAATGGCGGCCTGCTGGAGCCGTCCGGCAGCTTCGATGAGGGTCATGCTGCGGGCTTCTGTCGGATCGCTTCCTTGAGTTCCTGTGCGGCCTTTGCTATCTCGTTGAGACCTTGATCGGTCCCATCACCAAACGGAGGAGATGCTCCCCCCATTACACCAAAAGGCGGCACTCCTGTCATCTCGTCGAGGCTTGCAACCAGTGCGTTGAGTGTTGCGTCATCCGGTAATTTCCACTCCAGCGCCTCGTATGCTGCCTTGATATAGTCTTTCGCGGTCATGGTTCCCGCCCACCTACCGGCGGACCCGAGTGTTGCTATGTTGTTCACATTTTGGATATATGCGTTGATGTTATCCCGGATCGGTGGGAACGATACCTCAAAATCGTCCGATTCCAGCATCGACCGGAAAATAACCGTGAGCGCGTTCTTCCATGCCGTCTGCCGCTCCTGGATCATCATCACGAATATCGGGCTGATCTCTTTGGCGGTGGCAAGGTTGCCGGTGCTCGGGTCCATGGTGAGATAGGTTTCAGGAACTCCGGATGATGCGCTGACCATCAGCAGGAACGACCGGGCGCCGTCAATCCCGATGATCTTCCCGCTGCCCGCGTCAATGGTGCGGAGCTCGTTACCCTCCTGTGCAACCACAATCGAGCCGACCGGATGAGATTGGAGCGGGGTTCCCATCTGTGTGGTATCGCCCTGGAACTGTCCGGCAATAGCGGATGCCTGCGATGCCGTGCCCTTGGTGGTCATCATGTGCGAGTATTTACGGTATGCGGAGACGATGGCGGCGAAGTCCTCAAGGAACTTCTCATGCGGTTTCGCCCACCGGCACACGGCCACCAGCTCGGACAGGGCGAACTTCTGTTTTATCCCTTTCTTGGCAGCCATGTGATAGACCACAACCTTCCGGTCGATCTCGTAGGTGCTGCCTCCGGCTGATAGCTGGGTCTTGCTGTCACCAATGTCTGCCGGTTGTGCAAATACTGATGGATACGCTTTCCGCTGTTCCTTACCTTGATCGTCAAACCACGAGCGGAGATAGAACACCGGGCGGGTTGAATCCTCCGGGTCATACACGATATCACGGACCTCGTAATTGTTCCACGCCCGCACCTGCTTCTTGTCTTTCCAGATGGCGAAGAACACATTCCCGCTGCGCTGGAGTTCGCCGTCAATCTCTCCAATAGGTTGATGCCCGAAAAATGCCTGGTCGTTCAGCGGGTCGTTCCGGATCTCATCGACTTTGAGCGTGTCGGATGTGATGGAATAATCAAGGGCGAAGGTGAACTGGCTTTTGACATCGACTACCCGCTTTACCAACGGGTTATACACGTACATGAAATCCGCAATATCCGCGTACATGTCGATGGTGTCTTTGGTCATGTATCGGAACTGCGGGGCGTTGGCGCCGGACGTGCGGATCCAGAGATAGTCCCGGTCGATACGGTTCGCCCAATCAAGATCCGTCAGGGCTTCGGTAAGGTGTTCGCCGCTGGTCATCCGCTCCTCCATTTCCAGCGAGAGGTTGTTGACCTGCGCGATCAGGCGTTCATTCATCTTCGCGAGATGGTCAGCGGTTACGGCGGGCAACGGCCCGGGGCTGCGGGGTTTGCGGGTCATTGCACCCACACTCCTTTTTCAAACCGTCCGTGGGGGGTCTGCGCCTGCGGTACCGGCACGGGCCGGCCTTCTGCCATGATGCACCGGCCTGTCTCACCGATTACGACCATCTTCATCATACACGTTGGCTCAATCCCTGTTTTCATGTTAAACCGGCATGAGAGGGCAACACAGGTGACAATAGCGGCACGGGGGTCGTCAGACATCTATCTCACCGCTTCCTGCAGGAAATTACGGCAATCGCATGAATGTTGTTGTTCCATCAGCCATCGGTATTTGCTGGAAGTCATAACGAGATGCTTCTCCTCTTCAGTACTCAGTTTCTCCGGCAGGTTGTCGATCAGCCGGGTGATTACCGCGTCGAAGTCCTGAAGGTTCAACATCCCTTTCAGGATCTCCATGCGGCCTTTGGTCTCGATCCTTACCTGCACGGTGCTTGTCGTGCGTTCGGGTTCGGTTGCTGCTGTGGGGTTGGCCGCTGCCTGTTCTGCGGGCGGTTCCTGCTTCTTTGGTATGGGTTTTTTACTTGCCATTTTTAATCTCCTTTAATGCATCCTGATATCCTGCCCCGCTGCCGAATACATGCCAATACGGGCAGATATGAACGTCAAGAAGCGGGATAGTTTCGAACTTCAGGGTTTTGTTCAGTATCTCGGCAGATACAAACGGGTAGATCCGGCACGCAAGTGGGCGCATGGGATATGATAATGCACACCCGTCTTTTAATGCACCGGGGCACCTGCCCGCCCGGAACATCCAGCCGCCGTTCACCCTGACCGGGTGGCCCGCCTCGATAGCATCATTCCCGATGAAATGCTGCAGGACGGCATATTCTGATTCCGATAGCCACGGGTTCGCGCAACAACTACCCCCGCACATCCGGCAGTATTCGTGTAGTTCGGTCATGGTTCAGATCTCCGTGTCGTCATGGAGGACATAGACACGTTGCGCGGGTTTCTTCTCTTCCGCCGGTTTGATTCCATCGACATAACATACTAAATATCTCATGGGATCCATGCCGTGATCGTTCTCCTTTTTTGGTTCTTCCTTGTTGGGTTTGCCGTCCTTTGAAGGAGTCCAGATATATGATTCGATTTCCTGTTCAGTGCATACCGGCTTTTTATCGTTGATTAATAGCGGGTCAGCCTCCACCAGCGCATCGCTCATGATGAAAAGACGGGGCTTGTTATCACCAGATTTACGGAGCCTGACCTGAACAGCCTGGATACCCAGGGATACGGATTTCATGGCGGCTTGTGTCAGGATGCCGTGCGCTTCCAGTGTGGCCCGGTCCTCTGCATCATGATCGCAGATGGTTGCGGCGATCCGTTCTCCTTGTGAGAGGTAGTTAATCATGGCCGCGTGGTCGTTCCCGTTCGGGTCGCCGCCCACAATCCGATGCGTCATGTAGATTTCACGATACATAAACAGCCGACCGTCGGGATCCATCGCCCACCACTGGCACACGAACGGGTTCGTATATCCGAAATCTACCGCACGAAACCGAACCCAATCCGACGGGATGGGAAACGGATTTATCAGGTGGACGTCCCGATCATACTCCTCGTAGATCACGCCTTCTGCTGCAGCCCATTTCCCAAGGAACAGGCGCAAGTACCGGACCCCCGTTAAGCTCTTGAGCACATCCATTGTCCGGCGGCCCTGTTCGGTGATTGCATGGGTGATCGGGTTATACAGGACGGGGTTATCCTCATGCCGGGATTCGATGAATTTTAATCGCCCTTTTTCAGCACGAGACCGGATCCAATGAGTTGGGGGTGCCGGGTTGCAATCTGCCATAACCTGCGCATACGGCATGTTGCCAGCCCGGCCTGTGGTTCTGGTGGTGATAATTTCCCAATCATTCAGAGTGAGCTCTTCAGCCTGGTTGACATAAACGACATCCCATTCAGAAGAAAGGACTTTATCGGGAACATCCATACCCCCGAGATAGATGTGGCTGCCGTTCGGGTACAGGTATCCCTCGGTATGCTCTCCCCCAAGTTTCTGGACGGGTGTTTTCCGCTGGTCGAACCTGCCGGCGCCGTCATTCGCAGTGGGATCCCACGCGCCAAGCACCTTTCTTTCAAACGTGAGGAGGACGGATGTTTTCAGGCTTTTGTATGTTTTCCTTACGATGATAGCTTGTGAGCCGGGATATTTCCACATTAATGCATCGAGTTTTTCTAATGCGGTGCGGGTCTTTCCGGTCTCTGCCGGGCCCGCGATAATCACTTCGGCAGCCTTGCATTTCCAGAGTTTAAGCCCGCCCCCATATGGCTGGAACCCCTGATCCGTACCTGTGGGAGATTCAATAATTGTATAGGGGTATGACATTGCCTCGCTCATAGATCATCCATACTCACGCCGCGCAAGATCTTTACTGCCAAGGGTGCCCCGTCTTTCCCGGTGATCTCGTGTTTCTCTGTCAGTTCGCCGGTCGCCTTTGCCCGTAGTTCAATTGCCCCCCGGGATTCACGGAGCGCAGAGCAGGCCCCCCGCACGTCCTCGTTGGATAACGCGAGATTATAAAGCACATCTGCCTTATCCTTGTGCTCGTCAATCAGATCGAAAAACGACCGGGTTTCCCGCTCCTCTTTCGCGGTGCTGGTTTTGACCGCTTTCTTACCAATATGCCCGGAGTCCTTGTGCCGTTTGAGTGCACTTTTTGATATATCGAAATGTTCCGAAATGGTGCGTAATGTTTCGTTTGGATCGACTAACGCCAAATCGATCTTATTTCGATCCTTATGAGAGCAGATGCTACATTTTCGGGCCATCTTGGATTCTCCAAAGTACGCAAATGCGTACTCTCGCGGTCATGTCCACCCGCTCCCTTGCCCCACGGTACCGAGCCGCTGCCAGTGTTCACAGGGTTCCTCGTTCTGCTCCTGCTTCCGCTTGTCTAATTCAGAACACTTCATCCACCAGTGACAGGTTGAACATTCGGAGGTCATCGGGTATTCCTCCATCCTCTTGCTGCCGTGTACCAGTAACAGATATTCAGTGGCACGAATGCCCAGGCGAGCACGGACCCGCTGACCGCCAACAGCACCCCGATAAGAGATAAGAGCGTCATGTCTTGCCCTCATCCCGTCTGTATTTCAGGCCAAGATCCAGCACTTTGGCCGATACGGAGGAGTGCGTCCGGCCTAACCGCTGGCAAATAATCCGGGTATCCACTTTCCCATAGTACCGGGTGAGCATGGCGATCTCGGTATCCGTCCACATTTTCTTGGCGGTTTTCCCGAGTTGCCGTTCCAGTTCCGCGTCAAATCCGATATCAGGGATTATTATAGTGTCTGGTGAATAGTTGGACTTGTCCAACTTCTTCGAGGTGGCGTTCATCGCTTTTTATCCCTCCCTACGGTCTTGCAGGGGCTGACCACATTGGCGATCCCGCTGGTATCTACTGCGATCCTTTTGGGGCCGTCCACTATCAGCGATACCCAACCGATATGCGGCGGGCTGATGATGCCTTTTTTGACCGCAAAAACCGTCTTACCCTGCCAGCAGGGGGTGATGAGCGCCAATCCGCTGGCAAACTGCGAGCATACGAACTGGTGACGATGGGAGAATACCGCCACGTGGATCCTGCCGTATTTGTCCTCAGCCTGGTTGAGGTAGAGCAACATCTGATCGCGGGCCGGTGCGGTGGTCATATACTGCCACGTGCTTTGGCTCATGCCGATAACGTGCCGGGCGAATATCCTGATCCCGCATTCTTCGATTACCAGTTCATCTCCGAACTCCCCGCCCATGGTTTCAGCGATATAGAGATCCGCGCTAAGAC